CGTTCACCTAGAGTTTAACCCTAGGGGAAGCTCTATTGAGCACTCTCGGGTCCTTTGACCAGAGAGAGTTTAACTATGAGCGAAACAATAACGACATCAGAGATGACGCAAATGCTGCTCCTTGAGCGGTCAAGCCGATACTGGTGTTACGATTCAAAACTACCCGGTTGGCGGTGGTATTATACGGACAATTCCTATTGGCGCAACGACGTTTTCTACGAGGATACTAACCTGGTAAAACCAGATTCTCGTGTTAAGCCGTCCGAGCCTTTATGGATGTCCCCCACAGCCTACCCTCCCGTGAAGCATAGAGTAAAAACCTATGGCATCGAGAAGAGTTCTGTTGTCCACTATGGCATAATAAGCTGTTATGGAAAGCAGAATAGGTACGATGATCTCCAGCGTAGTTTCGACTACCTTGGATCTGTTGTTTACCCCACAGTCGATACCCTTTGGATGCTCGATCTCAGAAAGAAAATTGAGAGCGAGACAGTCAATTTGGGAACGGCCATGGCGGAATATCGTCAAACGGTGTCAATGTTTGACAAGATGGGTTTAGGTCTTGTAAAAACGTATAAGGCTATCCGTGGGAAACTCCCACGGAAACACCGAAAGCGTTTTCGCCTAAACGATGTGCCAGGAGCGTACTTACAGTATACTTATGGCATATCTCCGCTCGTGCAAGATACTTTTGAGGCCTATTTAGCCCTTCAGCTCGCGGGAACGCGAGATATCTGGAGGCGTGCCGTCGTCACTAAGACGAGCACGAAGACCTTGACAAGTACCGCAAATGTCGGAAATAGGGCGGTAAAGGCAATCAGGACGGTGTCTCACCGTGCGATAGTCTATTACCAGTTAGATGTGAATACCCCTACAACAATGGGGAATCCACTCGAATGGGCTTGGGAATTGACGCCAGGATCCTTCATCCTTGATTGGATGGTGAATATCGGCGACATTATCAACTCACTCGATGCCATGCGAGGCGTAAAAGCCCTCACTGGCACTCTATCTACCAAAACTCAATCAACGGCCACAGTCGGGGGTTACCCCGGGTGGGAGGTTGTTAGGGAAGCTACGCAGACGGAGGATGCATTTCAACGCACCCTTCTGAATCAAAGCAATATTCCTTTACCGAGTTTAATACCTCAGTATCAACCTTCAGATTCGTTGAAAGTTCTAACGAACGCTACAGCGATATTGCTCCAACTACGTCGTAACGACGTCGAAGGCTTATCCAATCAGGTGAAGTCTAGTTCCGGAACTCGGAACTATAAACGACATCTGTTCGCCATTCTTGAAACGGCGAGAACCTCTAAACAAGGTAAGGATAAGAACAGCAAGAAGCGTAAAGGCAAGCGTTAGACCAGCACAATTTCGTGCAAACTTGGATCATCCTGATCCAGTTCGACTAGGTACTTATACCTGGTCCAGTTACCCCTAAAATAAATAGGAAGGAACATACCATGGCACAAGCTGCTGATATTACCTTGTACTCCGACGGTGCAACGGCCCTGGAGCCTCACGTCTTCAACCCACAGTCGGTATCTCCACAAAGCGCGACGTTTATTGACCGTTCCGGTCAGTCGTCCGCGGGGAATCCGACGTTTGTATTGGCCCTTCAAGGGTCCAAACCTTCTCGTAAAACCGATCACGCTAACTTCCGCCTCAATTTTCCAATTGAGCGGCAGGTTGGCGATCCGGCTTATGGGCAGTATGAGGTTGCAGGCGTGGCGCGAGCCAAAATTGAACTAATCGAGCCTGACATCATGACCGCAGCTGAGAAAGAGGATTTTTATAACCTCGTTGACCAGCTGATGGGCCATGCAGTGACGAAGAAATACGTCACTGATCAGGAACCGGTTTGGTAAGTGGAAAAGTTTTATGCGATCGCCAAGGTGGTTTTATCCGCCGTTGGCAACAGCAAAGCATGTGGCCTCCGTTGTAAAGCGGTGGTTGCGTTGCTCTCTTCCCTTATCACTGCAGCGGCATTCTTGCCGTTTTAGCAGAAGTACAATTTTGGAGAACTTGCTATGTCATATGATTCTGTCATTGACATTACTTCGGACTTCCAGACCGAAGTTACCGTTACTAAAGAACTGTGTCGTATTGTTGACACGCCTCGATCGTTATATGTCTTCCTTCTCCTTGAGAATGAGATGTATGATGAGATTGCATCACTCACTTGCGATCCTCTTCACTACAATGATCACCGTCGATTTTCTGACGACTATCTTGTAACTGAAGTAATGCGCAAGAGTGCTCTGCTCCCCATCGAGGGTGACCGCAAGGCAAAAGCTTTAGAAGCCTTCTGGCAATCGGAACAAGAGTGCAGAGGAACCAATGAGAAGCTCTATGGTCTCACCGAGCAACAGCCTATTGAAATCAGGCTAGCGCAACGGTGGATCAGAAAGATTCTCGGGCCGTTAAACCGCCGCGAGCTCGACACAGTCGAGCGCCGTATGCGGTTTGGTCCTGGCGCCCCTGCCAATGTCAAAGCTCATGGTGCAGTTTTGTCGGACAAATACGACGGAGAACTCCGTCTGACCGCTTCACTGTACCCATTCTACCGCGCCATCCTTGGCGAACGGTGGTGGGATATTCGAAAGAATCCCATCGTCGTTAGTAGTAATGAGTATACGACCGTTCCAAAGAACGCAAAGACCGACCGCGGAATATGTAAAGAGCCTGCACTCAACTCGTTCGTTCAGTTGGGTACCGGTTCAGTAATTCGCGATAAGCTTTTACGTTCTGGGTTCGACCTCAGCAAACAACAACGAAATCAGGAGTTCGCACAACGTGCTTACTCTGATGGTCTCGCGACCA